ACAAAGCCGGAGCCGTCACCCCGCCCGTGCAACGGATCCATCCAGCGGCCCACCTTGGTGCAGACCACGATGTCCTGGCGCGGCACGCGCCTGATCATCGTCCCACATCGATGCTCGGACAGGCCGTGCCCGTAAAGCGGCGACGTGTCGAGCAGATTGATGCCCAAGGCGAATGCTCGTTCCACCGTGGCAATGGCCGTCGCGTCGTCAAGGCGCAGGAAGAGATCACCGAGTGGCGCAGTTCCGACCCCGAGGATGGAGACCTCAAGACCCGTGCGGCCGAGCTTGCGGCGTGGCTTTGATGATAAAAGGGTCATCTCGGAACTTCGAGTTCAGTTCTTTACTGCCGCGACGCGTTATATCGTGCGGAAACAGCGAACGATTGGGCGCTTCGATCACAATCTACTTCGAGACGCAGAATCGCTGAATGGATGCCTGAAGGCAAGATTTTGCATCGCGGCCAGAATCGCGAAAGCGCGATGCGCGAATACCTGACCTGGAAGATCAATCTGGTCAACGATATGGCCAAGGACGACGACCACCGCTTCCGCATCACCACATGAAATGAAGTTGCCGCGTTTTACCCCGCCCTCATCACGCCTGACCATTCCATAACCGTTCATTCCGCGAATCCGGTGCCGTTGCCTCCTCTGCCCTACCCGTCATGTTTTGCGGTCTTGAACGTGGAGCAAAAACTTCCATCTTGGCTAGAGCCTTCGGCCCGATCAGTGCCGAGTAGGCAAAGACCCGGGGGAGACTGGAGGAGCTAGCAGGTATGCCGCAATACGGACTGCTCGCGGAGGAGAATCGAAGGAAGCGCCGGACCATTGCGGACGCGCTTGAAGTACTGCGAACCAAAGCGAATTTCGAACAGAACGATGTGGCGAAGGTCTGGCTCGGCGAGTTGCGTTTACCCTCAAAAATGAGCGTGACCCTTGTCTGTGTCAGCTTCGACAGCAAAACACATGAGAAGACGTTCTTGGTTTCGCTACCGACCGCATCCAGCTTTCGGGCAAGCCTCGAAGGGGCGCCTAAATCCCAAGAATTCGAGATCGACCGCCTCGAAGGCGCAATGATCGACGGCCGAGGTCATGTCCGTCTCTCTAACGGCGATCAGATCCGAGCGGTGGAGATCATACCAGCCCTCCTGCCCTACGACATAACACCGCTGGACTGGGCAATCGTGCGCCAGACGATTGCGATTCTCGGCATCGAGGAGCAGTGTCGATATGACCCTGGCGGCCGTTTACCAGAAGTAGAATTCAACCCGTTTGACTACGCTATAGATTGCAGCAAACTCTCCGGCCATCGGCCACCCCTGCGTAAGACAATACAGGCCCGCATTGAGGACGATAAAAAAACGGGTTTCGGGACGGTGTCGCTCCAAAAAATTGCCGATACGCTTCGTAAATTCGGAATGCGAATACCGGCCAATCGCCCATCATCGCGAAGCGGACTTGCACGGGCAAAAAATTGAGGCGGCGCCGCCACAATTACAGTTGCATCGCGATTGATGCGCGAGTCAAAAAAATGATGAATATAGAGAGCTTCATTCACAAGGATGGAGCGACCTATGACTTTGGACCGCGCCACAATGGCGCCCCTCCGCAAATTAAAGCCCAACAAGCGCAACCCGCGTAAGCATTCAAAAAATCAAATCACGCAAGTCGCGAACTCAATCATCCACTTCGGGTGGACATATCCGATTCTGGTTGACGAGGACTTTAACATCATATGCGGGCATGCCCGTTATGAAGCGGCTAAGGAGCTTGGCCTTAAGAATGTCCCCATCCTGGTAATGAGCGGGTTGAGCGACGCTCAAAAGCTTGCGCTTGCCATCGCCGACAACAAGATCGCAATGAACTCAGGCTGGGACCGTCGTTTGCTTGCGGAACAGCTTGGTGAACTTGCTACTCTGCTTCCTGAAATCAATCTCGATATCGAAATCACGGGCTTTGAACCTGCGGAAATCGACGTCCTTGTTGCCGATTTTGGCGATTCCGAAGAGGAGCCGGCCGATGAATCCTACCCGATCGCGGTTCAGGCGATAAGCCGGAACGGAGAGTGCTGGCAGTTGGGCGACCACCGACTGTTGTGCGGTGATGCCGGCGATAAGTCCCATGTTGCCCGTCTCATGGGACGCGATCGCGCTGCCATGGTGTTCGCCGATCCGCCCTATAACGTGCGAATAACCGCCTGGCTTAATCATGGCAAAATCAAGCATCGCGAGTTTGCGCTCGCATCCGGCGAAATGTCGCCCGCTGAGTTCACCGACTTTCTCCGGAAGTGGATGGGCCTGGCTGCAAAATTCTCCGAAGAGGGCTCGATCCACTTCGTCTGTATGGATTGGCGACATATCGGCGAGATGTATAACGCTGGCCAGGCAGTTTTCGGCGCCCTTCAAAACCTCGTGGTCTGGAACAAGACCAATGCCGGCCAGGGCAGTTTCTACCGCTCGCAGCACGAGCTGATATTCGTCTACAAGAACGGCGATGCGCCTCACCTGAACAATATTGAGCTCGGGCGACACGGCAGAAACCGATCGAATGTCTGGACCTACGCCGGCGTCAATACCTTCCGCAAAGGCCGCCTCGACGAGCTTGTGGTCCATCCGACGGTGAAGCCGATCGCCCTGGTTGCGGACGCGATCAAGGATTGCTCGCGACGTGGCGACATCGTTCTCGACCCCTTTATGGGATCGGGCACGACGCTATTGGCGGCGGAACGCGTCGGCCGCACGGCCTATGGCATGGAGATCGATCCACTTTACGTCGATGCGGCAATTCGACGGTGGCAGGGTTTCACCAAGCGCGATGCGATCCTTGCGGCCACTGGGCAGACCTTCAACGAGACTGCCGCTCGCCGCTCCTCCGCGAAATCAGGGAGGGCGAAGTGACCTCCCGCAAACAACCGCGCGTCCGCCGTTCTCGCCCTCGGGGAAAGCGGACCGACGTCGGATACAAGCGTCCACCTGTTGACCACCAGTTCAAGCCCGGCCAATCCGGCAACAAGCGCGGACGGCCTAAGGGATCAAAGAACGAGGCGACCATCATCAATGGAATTCTCGGCCGCAAAATCAAAACTACTCAGAACGGCAAAACGCGACAAATCAGCCTCCTCGAAGCCATTCATCTGAAATTCGCCGAGGAAGCGCTTCGGGGCAATCCGAAGGCCGCAGCCTTTCTGCTCGCGCGCAAGCAGCTCATCGAGTCAATCGAACAACCCGCAACGACCGTCCTCGATATGGACGATCGGAATGTCTTGGAATCTTTCGTCAAAGAGATGGAAGAGAAATTCAAGAAAAAAGGAGACGACACATGAATACCCAAGAAGTTGCCCTCTTGGATACAATCCTCCGCAATGATTTCGTTAGTTTTTTGTACAGATGTTTTCTTTGGCTCAATCCCGGCGCAACGTTCCTTCCCAATTGGCACATACGCGCCATCGCCTATCAGCTCGAGCGCGTTCGACGCGGAGAAATCACCCGACTGATCATCAACCTTCCACCGCGGTATCTGAAATCGATCACAGTTTCGGTTGCGTTCGCCGCGTACTTGCTTGGCCTTGAGCCTCAGCGTCGCATTGTTGCAATCAGTTATGGCGACGAGCTGTCCGCAAAGCACGCCAGCGACTTTCGATCGGTCGTGAACTCGCCTTGGTATGGCCGCGCATTTCCGAAGATGCGCATTGCCCGTAACGCCGGGGGCGAATTGATCACCACGAAGCGCGGGTTTCGTAAGGCCACTTCGGTTGGGGGCACGCTGACCGGGCTCGGTGGTGATCTGATTATCATTGACGATCCGCAAAAGCCAGTCGACGCGCAATCGGATGCGCGCCGAAATGGCGTCAATCAGTGGGTCACGAATACAATGATGTCGCGCCTCGACAACAAGCAGACGAGCGCCATCATTGTGGTGATGCAGCGCGTCCACATGGACGATCTCTCGGGATTTCTGTCAAATTCGCCCGAGAAGTGGGAAGTGCTCAGCCTGCCCGCCATCGCCGTGGAGGACGCATCTATCCCAATTGGACCGAACGATTCCTATGATCGAAAGGCCGGAGAAGCACTCCATCCCGAACATGAATCCATCGAGACGCTCCGAAAGCTTGAGCTAACGCTCGGCCCTGACACTTTTGCCGCTCAGTACCAGCAGTCACCTGTCCCAGCCGGTGGGGCCATGATCAAGAGGCCCTGGCTGCGATACTACGACGAGATCCCCAAGGATATCTCCTACAGCAGGATCATCCAAAGTTGGGACACTGCCGCCAAGGACGGCGCCCAAAACGACTGGTCCGTGTGCACCACCTGGTTGGTGGCGGATGATAACTACTATTTGCTCGATCTCGTGCGGGATCGGTTTGAATATTCGCTTCTCCGCGACACCGCGATTGAACTCGCCAAGCGATTCAAGCCCGACGAAATCCTGATCGAAGATGCTTCGACGGGCATTGCCTTGGCGCAAGAACTTCGAGACAAGGCCAATAGCTATGTCAACCCCGTCAAGATCGATCATGACAAAGTTGGCCGACTCTACGTTCAACAGGGGAAATTTACTGCTGGGCGCGTATGGTTTCCGAGAAACGCGCCCTTCTTGGCGGAGCTTGAAGCGGAGTTATTGACCTTCCCCCAATCGCGTCACGACGATCAGGTGGATAGCATCAGCCAGGCGCTCGCCTATGACGGTTGTGGCTACGATACGAGCCTGAAATGGGTGTGATGATGGTGAGCATCATGCAAGCTTCTCAATAACCCAATCATGTAACCCGAGTCTCATGATAGTGGAGGTCAACTCGGTCGACACCTGAATGTCAGGCCAGTCCTCGGGTGGGCTCAGCGTGTCCTTCGGCGAATGGCAGTTGTTCAGGAAAAGCCCCAAGAGTTTGGAAACGGTCATCGGTTGAGGCAAGCCCGATAAGATCGGCGCTCTACGCCTCTGGGTGTCCTTTGAGCATCCTAGTGATCCGGCAGCCGGCAAAAGAGCCACAAAATTGCTCCTGAATTCGCTCGACTTCTACGCCGAATGGAGCGTGTGTGCTGCGCCTGAGGGCGCCATCGCGCGGCGGCCTCCCCTCTCCCGTTGCCCTGCCTGATCGCGGGGCTCGTGTCAGTGGCAGCACGTGATGCTGTCGTTGACACGAGGGAGGGCCGGATGGCCACCAGCAAGCAGAAGTCGAAATTTGGAAAGCGCACCGCAAAACCGTCTCGCGGCATCAAGCGAACGCCCAAGGCTCTACGTCCAACCAAGACTATGGCCCAAAAGCCGAAGCCAAGAGCGGCAGCACAGGGCGCTTCTACACGGTCAGACAGCGGCTTGCCCTCGAAACAGGACACCGTGCTGGCCATGTTGCGGCAGGCCAAGGGTACGACCATCGCCGCCATCATGGAAGCGACGGGCTGGCAGCCGCATTCGGTGCGCGGCTTCTTCGCCGGCGTGGTCAAGAAGAAGTTTAGGCTAAAGCTTGATTCCGAAAAGGCCGGCAAGCAGCGCATCTATCGGATCGCGAAGGCCGGGACCTCGTCATGAGGGACGAGCGCCCGGGCGCCATTGACCGGGCAGCTGATCCTGCAGTCGAGGCCGAACTGGAGGGGCTGCCCAAATTGCCGATCGCGGAGTTGCGCTGTCGCTATCGCGAGCTGTTCCGGACCGAACCGCCAAAGGCGTTCGGCCCGGACCTGCTCCGCCGCAGCATCGCGCACCGAATCCAGGAGCGAGCCTATGGCGGCCTGTCACGGGAACACCAGCGGCTGCTGGATCAGCTCGTGCGGGCAGCTCGGGCCAAGCCCAATGGCAGGCTCGAGCTGCCCCGCCGGATCAAGCCGGGCTCCGAGCTGGTGCGGACCTGGAAACGCAAAACCTACCGGGTCGTGGTGATGGACAAGGGCTTTGCCTGGGACGGCAAGACCTTCTCCAGCCTCTCCGAAATCGCCTTCGAGATCACCGGCACCAAGTGGAATGGTCCACGGTTCTTTGGGCTGCGCTCTCGCCCAAGGCAATCAGAGGGAGGCAAAGAGAATGCGGGCTGACGACCGAAAGACCCTGCGGTGTGCCATCTACACCCGGAAGTCGACCGAGCATGGACTGGAGCAGGAGTTCAACTCGCTGGATGCCCAGCGGGAGGCCTGCGAAGCTTATATCAAAAGCCAGGCCTCGCAGGGCTGGAAGGCCCTGCCCCAGCACTATGACGATCCCGCCTACTCCGGCGGCAACCTCGACCGCCCCGCCCTGAAAAAGCTGCTCCTGGACATCGAAGCCGGCCGGATTGACGTGGTGGTGGTCTACAAGATCGACCGGCTGACCCGGTCGCTTGCCGACTTCGCCAAGCTGGTCGAGACCTTTGACGCCCGCTCGATCTCCTTTGTGGCGGTGACCCAGCAGTTCAACACCACCACCTCGATGGGCCGGCTGACCCTGAACGTGCTCCTGTCCTTTGCCCAGTTCGAACGCGAGCTGGCATCCGAGCGGGTCAGGGACAAGGTCGCTGCATCCCGAAAGAAGGGCAAATGGACGGGAGGAACGGTCCCGCTGGGCTATGATTCGAAGGACAAGAAGCTTGTCGTCAACAAGGCCGAGGCCGAAACGGTCCGGACCATCTTCCGCCGCTACCTGGAGCTCAAATCCTTTGGCCGCCTGGTCGCTGACATGGACCAGCGGGGCATTGTCACCAAGCGCCGCAAGACAAAGGTCGCCAAATATAATGGCGGCATTCCCTTCACCTATGGTCCCCTCGCCTACTTCCTTAAGAACCGGATCTATCTCGGCGAGGTCCACCATGACGGCAAATGGTTCAAAGGCGAGCACGAAGCGATCGTCGACCGACAGACCTTTGAGCGGGTGCAGGAACTGCTTAAAGCCAACACCGTCAACTGCAAGACCAAATATTCGGAGAGTGGTGCCCTGCTTAAAGGGAAGCTCTTCGACGACAGGGGCAATCGCATGGGCCCGAGCTTTTCTGGCAAGAACGGGGTCCGGTACCGGTTCTATGTCAGCACCGCGCTGCGCGGCCGAAAACACAAGGCCGGTTCTGTCACGCGAGTAGCCAGCGAGATCGAAGGCATCGTCTCGGAAGCCGTTCGGCAAAGACTCGACTTGCCGGGTACTTCTGACGACGCGATCGCAGACCAGATCGAGCGTATCGTTCTCGGCGAAACGCTCGTCCGCATCACTCTCAAAAGTGAAAAAGCGACTGCAAGTAGCGGTTTACCCTCGACAATCGAGGTCCCCTGGACACGAACCAAAGCAAGCCACACCCACGCGCTGCCTCCGCCAGACCGCAAACCCGACCAAAAGCTCCTCCACGCCGTCGTGCGCGCCCACGCATGGCTGGCCGAACTCAAAGGCGAGCGCTTCTCGTCGATTGAAGAGCTTGCGACAACGACAAAGCTGCACCCGAAGGTCGTACGGCAGGCGCTGCGATTGGCATTTCTCTCGCCTGAGCTCACCTCCACGATCTTAGAAGGCGACCAGCCGGGGCTAACGTTGAGACAGATACCCAAGCGGCTGCCTCTACCCTGGACCTCGCATCGGCAAGCCGGCCACGACTCAAAATCAGATGCGTCGCGATGTCCGCTCCGTGCCCGTTGCCGCACTTAATTTGCGATGGCGGCTTTTGACCCATTGCAGACGTTAGGGCCGAACTTGACGGCAGTAGCTATGCTTTGATCGCGAAACAAATAGCCAGTCATCACCTTTGCGTTTTAAGTAGCCTTAAAGCCCGTATGCATGCGCCCGCAATTGCAGAGGCCGGCCTTATGAAAGCGTGACATATCAGTCCAGAGGTCGAGCACAGTCGGTTGCTCTTTCATGCCGTACTCCCTGTAGAGAGAGGCGACGTTGATGACGATGCGCTCGGAATCGATCCAGTCCATATAGGGATCGAGCGAAAT